AGGTAGAGGCTGACGATGTCATTTCATATGTGGGCCAATACTCCCCTTTTAAGGAGTGGCAAAAGGTCATAGTTTCAAGCGATAAAGACTTCTTCCAGTTGCTGGACGAGAAGACTATTCTTCACCGTCCCATTCAAAAGAAATATCTTAATAAAAATAATATCTTGGAAGAATACGGGATTCACCCCACCAACTTTGCCATGGCCCGGGCCATCGCGGGAGATCGTTCCGACAACCTGGCAGGCGTGGGGGGAATTGGTCTCAAAACCGTATCCAAGCGCTTTCCATTCTTCAAAGAAGAAAAGAGCGTAACACTAACAGATTTAGTGGAGTTCTGCGAGAATCAAGAATCCAAAGCCAAGGCCTATCAAACTATTTGCGAGAAGCAAGATATCATTGCTGACAACTATGGCCTAATGCAACTATACGCGCCCAGCATGTCTGTACAGACCAAGCAAAAGATTAATTGGACTATCGAGAATTTTGAATATTTGTTCAATAAGTCCGAGATGGACCTGATGATGCTTGAGGATGGGATATCTGATTATAGTTGGCTCGATTTAATTACCACTTTTAAATCATTCTGCCTCAAAAATAAAAAGGTTGACAAGGCGTAACAAATAAGATAGGGTATGGGTATGAATATTTTTGCCCTTGAAGGAGAGAAGATGAGAGCAACGCTAGTAATATTGGTGCTGGTCATGGTAGTAGTCGCCGCGCTATAAGCCGCGCGCGAGAAGGAAAGAAATGAAAAAAATTATTATATTAGCAGCTGCAGCGACCCTTTGTACAGGGTGCTATCTTCGGTATCCGTCTGTGGGTGTACGGCCGCCCCAAGTGGTTGAAACATATGAAAAAGTTTGCACGGTGAAGAAAAACCCGGCACCGGGAAAAGTGTCGACGACGACTCACTGTCGCTGGGTACGTTCGCGCTAAATGAAAAAACGAATACACGTCAACCAGCATATAATTCGGAGCAATAAAAAGAATGGCGAAAGAGAACCGGTGCTTACAGTTAAAACCTATAAGTCAAATGACTATTGTCATGAAGCAATAATCGACGGTCCGTGTAAAGTTATATACTCGCCAGACAAACCGCTCCCATGCGGAGCAAAAGTTTGGATTGAAACAGAATCAGAAGTTGTTTGCGTGGTGAAAGATGATATACTCCCGTAGCTCAGTTGGTAGAGCAAGCGGCTCATAACCGCCCGGTCGTAGGTTCAAGTCCTACCGGGAGTACTTAAAGGAGAGATGGTTGAAAGTATTTATATTAGGGTTTTTGGCGCTGGTAACAACCCCCGCGAACCCCTACACCTATGAGGCACGTGCCACAATCGAGACTGACTCGATTAAGGTGTCTGTAGAGGTTCACCCCGATGGGGGGTGGAAGTGGAATGAGGAGTATCCCTCTACTATTAAAATAAAATATAAAGATGGAACAACAGGTCGTAAATATACATTGAATAGTGGAAAAATCGTTATGACAGTCGCACCTCGTCAAGAGTCCCTCGAAGGTTTGACGGCTGTCTTGACTTTTGGGCTTTGTACCAAAAGAACATGTCGAGTTTTTCGCAATCAACAATTTAAAGTTAGCTTTGGCTAGCGACACATCACATTGATTGTGAGAAAGCTAATTATAGGGACGAGGAGAAAATATTATGTGGAAAATTAAACATTTAGGGTCCGCCATTCTGATCGGAGTAGCGTCCTCCCTGTTGCTGTGGGCACCACCGAGCTACGGAGGGGTGAAGCCAACCCCCAAGCGAACCCCCAAGGTAAAATTTTACAATTTTACGGAGCAATTAATTGATGGCCAGCGCCTGCGCCCGAGTCTTACGTACGTTGACCATCGACAGAAGGCAAAGTTTAAACGTCTATTGAGTCTAAAGAAATCTTTTCTTTCCAGACTGTTCGCCACCGGCCGCGAAAAGGTTTTCAGATAAGATATACAAGGTTTATTTGGATGGGAGTTGGGCGCCCAAGCCCGGCGCGCCCCGCTCATGAGTAATTTTTTTTTCTTATCATATCCACAGGTTACAGACAACATGAAAAATAGTTTTCTCGATGCGGTTTTATGTGGATAATTATACATACCCATACAACAAAGGCCTTGACTTTTCGTGCCCATTGTCGTATAATGGTATCCTAAAGAAACTAGAGGTGACATGGAAAATTTAGGTGTTTTTGGGAAAAGCTTTCAAGAAAATTTGTGCAAACTGCTTCTCTACGACCGCCCCTTTTGCGACCAAATGCAAGAGGTGCTGGATGTGGGGTTTTTTGAGCTTAAATATTTACAGCTCTTCACCAGAAAGCTTTTCGGATATAAAGACGAATACGAAACCCACCCCTCTAATGAAGCATTAACCGCGATCCTGCGGTCTGAGTTGGAAGATGAAAATAGCGTCTTACAAAAGCAGGTGCGAGACTTTTTTGTGAGAATGGCAACCGATGAGGAAGTCGCCGATCGCGAATATGTTAAATCAAAGGCATTAGATTTTTGTAAAAAGCAAGTACTTAAGAACGCCATTATGAAATCGGTGCCGCTCATCAATCGCTGTTCGTTCGAAGAGATCGAGAAACTCATCACAGACGCGCTTCACTTGGGGCTCGATAATGATTATGGCTACGACTACATTAAAGACTTTGAGGAACGCTTTTTAATTAAGGCGAGGAACCCGATTTCCACCGGCTGGCATAAAATCGACAAGATTACACATGGGGGCCTAGGCATCGGCGAACTCACCGTTGTGATCGCTCCCACTGGTGCGGGAAAATCTCATGTCCTTGTTCACTTAGGCGCGCAGGCGCTTAAGCAAGGAAAAAACGTCGTCCACATCACGCTCGAACTCGCGGACACCGCCGTCGCTAGACGATACGACGCCTGCCTCACCGGCCACAATCTCAACCAGCTTATCGAAAACAAAGAGGATATTCTAGAAAAGATTCAAGACGTCGACGGCCAATTGATTGTTAAAGAGTATCCCACCAAGTCGGCCACCATCGGCATGATTAAGAATCACCTAGAGAAGATCCGCCAGCATGAAATGGCAGTCGATATGATCATCTTAGATTATGGCGACTTGGTGCGTCCATCCGGTGGTAATAAGAATAGCGAGAAGCGTCACGACTTGGAGTCCATTTACGAAGAGTTGCGAGGCCTAGCACAGGAGTTTAAATGCCCAGTGGTCACCGCCTCCCAAACCAATCGGAAGGGGCTAAACGAAGAGGTCATTACCATGGAGTCTATTTCTGAAGCCTTTAATAAATGCTTCGTCGCCGATTTCATCATCAGCCTCTCACGCACAATAAAAGACAAAAATTGCAATATTGGGCGCATATTTGTTGCTAAAAATCGGAACGGCCCAGACGCCATGATCTATTCGGTTTTTATGGATCCCAGCACTGTGACTATCAAGGTGTTGGAGCAACATGATGTACAGGAAGTACAACGCAATGAGATAAGAGAGAAAGACAAAAGGGATAAAGACGAGGCCAAGCGCGTATACCGCCGCAGCCTTGCCACCAAGCACAACTAACACAGAGGAGACAGAATACCATGCGGAAAAGCTTACCACACGAGATTCTTTCAGATATTACAGTACACATGAAATATGCCAGATACGATTCAACTTTACATCGGCGAGAAACGTGGGACGAACTCGTCACCCGCAACAAAAACATGCATCTTAAAAAATTTCCCCATTTGAAGGAAGAGGTAGAACTAGCCTATAGATTTGTATATAACAAGAAGGTTCTACCCTCAATGCGCTCCATGCAATTTGGAGGAAAGCCCATCGAGGTTGCGCCCAACCGCATTTTTAATTGCGCTTACCTCCCCATTGATGACTGGCGCTCTTTCAGCGAGGTTATGTTTTTATTGCTAGGAGGCACGGGCGTGGGCTACAGTGTCCAGTTTCATCATGTTGAGAAGCTTCCCGAAATTCAAAAGCCCAATCCCAAGCGTACACGTCGGCATCTGGTGGCTGATTCGATTGAGGGCTGGGCCGACGCAGTAAAGGTTTTACTAAAATCACATTTTTACGGGGGATCTAAGGTTCGTTTTGATTATAGCGATATCCGCCCCAAAGGCGCCGCACTGCTCACGTCTGGCGGCAAGGCCCCCGGGCCTCAGCCGCTGCGAGAATGTCTTGTGAAACTTGAAGGGCTCCTCTCTCACAAGGACACGGGCGACAAGCTAACCTCCATCGAAGTCCATGATATGGTGTGCCACATCGCCGATGCCGTCCTGGCCGGCGGTATTCGGCGCGCAGCGCTGATTTCCCTTTTTAGCGCCGATGATAGCGAGATGATTTCAGCGAAAGCCGGCAACTGGTGGGAGAAAAACCCCCAGCGCGGCCGCGCAAACAACTCTGTTGTATTGATGCGCCATCGGATCACGAAGGAATTCTTCATGGACCTCTGGGAGCGAGTTAAGGCCTCTGGCGCTGGTGAACCGGGATTTTACTTTTCTAATGACAAAGACTGGGGTACCAACCCTTGCTGTGAAATTGGACTACGCCCCTATCAGTTTTGTAATTTGGTCGAGGTGAACTCCTCCGATTTGATTGCGCAAAGTGACTATGAGGCTCGCGTACGCGCGGCTACTTTTATAGCCACCCTTCAAGCTAGTTATACTGATTTTCACTACCTGCGTGATGTATGGCAGCGCAACACCGAAAAGGATGCCCTTATCGGCGTGAGCATGACCGGCATTGCCAGCGGCGCCGTTCTCAAGCTTGACATGAAAGCAGGCGCCAAAATTGTAGAGGCGGAAAATAAAAGGGTAGCCAAGATGATCGACATTAGACCCGCCGCAAGAACCACATGCGTAAAGCCCGCGGGGACGACGAGCTTGGTGTTGGGAACCTCTAGTGGCATTCACGCGTGGCACAACGATTATTATATTCGGCGCATTCGCGTGGGAAAGAACGAGGCAGTCTATAATCATTTGGCAATTCATCATCCTGAATTGGTCGAAGACGAATATTTCCGCCCGCATGATACGGCCGTCATTAGCGTACCACAGAAGGCCCCGGCCATGGCGATCTTGCGGGGCGAGTCGGCCCTCGACCTTCTTAAGCGCGTCGAACAGATCAGTCGCGACTGGGTGCGCCCCGGGCACCGAAGAGGTCAGAATTCGCACAACGTTTCGGCCACTATCAGTATTCGCGATGGGGAGTGGGACGCCGTCCGCGATTGGATGTGGAAAAATCGCAAAGTTTACAACGGGTTAAGTGTTTTACCGGCGGACGGCGGAACTTATAAACAAGCACCTTTCGAAGACTGTACCGAAGAAGAATATGAAAAGTTACTTTTTTCGTTAAAAGAGCTTGACTTAACGAAAGTAATAGAGTATAATGATAATACAAATTTGACAGGCGAACTGGCATGTGCCGGCGGTGCTTGTGAAGTTAGATAACCTAGGAGAAAAAATGAATTCTTTACAAATTGTTGATATGGGGGCCGACGACCAAGACAGCGCCGAGGTCCAAAAAGAAAATTATGTTGTCAATTACCTTAAATCCATGCTCGCCATTGAAGAGGCTATTGAGCCTTTCAAGGAGCAAAAGAAAGAACTCCGTACAGAGTTTATTGAGAATGGATGGCTCACAAAAGACCAGATTTGGTCGGCCGTGAAAGCTTACCGCCTTTATAAAAACGGAGCCGACATGGACGATTTGAATGATATGTTCGATGCCATTGAGCGCCGCTTTGGAGGAAAGAATGAGCTTTAAACCGTGTAATCGTCACCTGCTTTTACGCGAAATTGCCCAACCCAAAGAGGAGAAAAGCGCCACTATTTTAGTCCCTGAAGGCTATAATGTGAAGGTGAGTCCCTATGGGGTCTATGAAGTCGCCGCGTTGGCAGATGACTGTACAAAGGTGACCACACTGGGGAAGAAAGCCAAAGTGCTTGTTAACAACGGAATGGTGGAAGAGGTGAGCGTGGAGGACAATACCCTATTGCTTGTCTTGGAAAATCATGTTTACGGTGTTTTTGAGTAAGCGCCAATCCTAATAACCCACTAAAAGAGGAAGATTATGAATATTGTATTAGGCGCCTTTGTGGCCCTGGCGGCCCTGGCTCCACCTCAAACCTTGGACGAGATATACCAGCAAGCATATCTTAATTGTATTTCGCTGAATGTCTCCGAAAGGGTGCTTGAGGAGAAGCTGGAGGTGCTGGACAACTTGACTCTAGTCGAGAGCGCCTTTTTTCAGCGGTACCCGGAATTTCCGGAATCTTTGCGGGGCATCTTAATCGCAGCTGCCTGTCGAGAAAGTGGTTTCAATCCAAAAGCCCGTGGCGATTGGCGCACCCGCCGTGGGCGCCGCGTGGCCATGGCTCATGGTATTGTCCAAATGTGGCCGTGGTGGGAAAAGGAATACCAACTTGATCGCGACAACTATGTAGGCGCCGCAGCTGCGTGGCTTGAGCAGATTGCGCGGCAACATGCGAAAAATACGCGACGGAAACGTTGTCCACGCACTTTTAGCGTTGAGCGTCAATGGGTCGCGGCCTGGGTCCAGACGACTCGCGGTGGCCGCATCAATCGCTCCAACCACTATCGTTGCTTTGAAGTACCGAGCCACTACAAGACTTTAAAGAAGTGGCGCCGCAACATTCAAGCAGTCCGGAAAAAGATGACTGATGATGGCTGTTGAGATTGCTTACGGATCGTCTCTGGAGGCTCTCCGCTTCGCTTCTGAAAAGGGCATCTCCTTGATCATGGAAGAGCCCGTCTTTCCTCCCCCCTATGAAAAAGCGCAAACTAAGGAAGAGTGGGCAACCCTTTATTTTAATCTGCTGCTTGGTGGCCAAACCATAGGAGGGGATAGCGTGACAGGCACCCACGTAGCTGAAACCTCCCTCAATGTGGTTTGTAAGGGAAGTGTGGTGAATAAAGTGGACTATGAGAAGCTTTATGTTTTTAGCGATAAGAATATTTTTGGGCTTCCATCTCCGGCCTTCGTAAGTGACGCTTACACCGTGATCGATCATCTGCGCCAAGTATCCTTGAGTATCCCCCATGTGGACTATATCGAGACTCCGGACAAACTGGCCGCACGCGTCCATATCCACCGGGAGAATCCAAAGGAAAAAACTCAGATTTATGCCATATCCTTTTTAAACCAAAAAGAGTTACGCAATTTTGATTTTTCTGATACAATGGTCAGGTTCAAGTGTGAGGATCTACTGAGGGAGAATGGGTTCAGCGGCTCAGCCAACGGCAAACATAAGCGCACTCTGCGCTTAGAGACCATTGAGCGCTCAGTGGTGCCATCCATGCACCGATATGCGGACACCGGAAGGATAAAGTTTTTCCATGGAAGTTAAGCCCCCGAGTCGCCACCCTTTTCATCTTGTAGGGTTAGTCCCCGTCGCAGGGGAAAAGCTTGACTTTAACTTCCCATGGCACGACTCCTTACAGCCCGTTGATAGGGACTACCTGGCGGCCGAAAAGGCAGTCTTCAACTGCGCCCTGGCCGGCTGTAAAACCATTTGGATCGCATGCCCCAAGTATATGCAACCTTTGATTCGCTATCGTTTAGGGGACTATATAATAGACCCGTATGAACTAGAAAAGACAGCCAAATTCGCGCGTTACCCCGCGTATAAGGAAATCCCCATTTATTATGTTCCCGTACACCCCAAGGATGCTGATCGTCGGGATAGCCTATCATGGAGCATCATAACAGCGGCATATGCCTCTTATCGCGCTTCTAAAAAAATTAGCAAATGGACGACGCCCGATCGCTATTTTGTTTCTTTTCCCTATGGCCTTTTTAGTGATCGAGCCCTTCAGGACAGCCGCGCTCTAGCCAGAAACGCACTCCCTTTCTGCGTAGCGTATGAGGGGAGGAGTTTTAAGGATGGTCTCTATTTACCCTTTACATTTACGCCCGAAGATTTTCTGACGGCTCGCAAAAAGGTGCGCTCCTCTGAGACGCGCAGTGTTGACTCCGAGCGGACGAAGCTCCCCGTTGATGAGCAGTTCTCGGGCCGCTATTTTACCCACGATTTTGTGTTTAGCGACGTTGACACCACAAATGCCCAAACGATCGACCTTCCCTGGTATTTTGACATATCCAGTTGGGAAGGTTTAAAAAAATGGCTTGGTTCTGATTATTCTCTTGACAAACCAGCCGCTAGTATATTATCATATCATGAATGGAATCCGATTGGAGTAGACAATGAATAAGAGTAAAATTCCCTTTGTAGGGTTACACGCGCACAGTGGAATGGGGAGTCCTTTCGACGGCCTTGGGTACCCACAGGAGCATATGGAGTTCGCCTTTAAAAATGGAAGTAACGCGCTAGCGCTCACCGACCATGGAAACATGAATGGCTTTGCGTATCAGGTCCAGCATGCCCGTCAAATGAAAAAAGAAGGGAAGAACTTTAAGCCCATCTTTGGGGTCGAAGCTTACTTTGTCCCCAGCATTGCCGAGTGGAAAGAAGAGCTAGAACGCGCGCGACAAGACAAAAAGGCGCAGAAACAAATTGATAAAGCCAAAGCTGGCACTACGATCGAGGATGAGGGCTCCTCCAAGGGAGGGAACAAAACGATTCTCAATCGCCGACGCCATTTGATCTTGCTTGCTCAAAACCAGACAGGGTTAAATAATATCTTTTCTATAGTCTCGAAGTCCTACCGCAGTGAAAATTTCTATCGGTTTCCTCGTACTGACTACGCCATGCTTGCGGAGCATAGCGATGGTGTCATCGCCGCCAGCGCATGTATGGGAGGCGTATATGCTGGAGATTATTGGGAAAACCGTGATGAAGGAAGCCAAGCAGTGGCAGCTGCCATGCGCAAAACAACTGAGCGAATGAGGGCCATCTTTGGGGACCGTTGGTATGGAGAGCTTCAGTGGAATAGTATCGAACAACAACACGAGATTAACCAGTACATTATTCAAATGCACGAGGAATTGGGCATCCCCTTGATTTCGACCGCAGATAGTCATTACCCCTCCCCGAGCGCCTGGAAAGATCGCGAGCTTTATAAACGGCTAGGCTGGCTTGGCAAGGGGAGCACCCCCGATTGGCTTTCTAACGAGCTACCGGCAGACGTCGAAGAAATCGGCTATGAGCTTTACCCTAAAAATGGGGACCAGATGTGGACTGCCTATAAAAAGTATGCGCGCCAGTGTGATTATGACTACAGCGACGACTTAGTACGAAAAAGCATCGAGGACACTCATCGCATCGCCCATGAATTGATTGAGGACTTCATGCCGGACAACACGGTTCGACTTCCCGGCTTTGTAGTGCCCGCGGGTCAGACTGACGATAACGCGCTCATCGCTGCGTGCGTGGATGGCTTGCGACAATTAAAACTAGATGACAAGCAGACGTATGTTGAGCGGCTAAAAGAGGAGTTGGAGGTTATCAGTGATCGCGGGTTTAGCAAATACTTTTTGACTATGTACGCGGTGGCTAATAGCGCCAATGAAGTTCAACTTACGGGCCCCGGTCGCGGTTCTGCGGCGGGTTCTCTGGTGGCCTATACACTCGGTATTACCCAGGTCGACCCCATCAAATATAATCTTCTTTTTTCGCGCTTTTTGCGCCGGGATGCTACGGACTATCCGGATATCGATTATGACGTGAGCGACCCCATGGGGCTTAAAGAAATCCTTATTGACAAATGGGGCGACACGACGGTGGTACCCATTTCTAATTTTAACACGCTGCAGCTTCGTTCCCTCATCAAAGATATTTCTAAGTTCTATGGGATCCCCTTTATCGAAGCCAATGCGGCAACTTCCAAGATGTTGTCCGAGGCCACGCCCTTGGCCAAGCGCAAGCATGGAATCAAAGCCGGGGTATACACCCCCACATTTGAAGAGGTCATGGAATATTCAGACTCTTTAAAAAGCTTTTTGATGCGCTATCCCAAAGTCGCGAAGCATGTTAACGTACTTTATGGACAGGTGCGCGCCGTATCCCGCCATGCCGGTGGGGTCGTCATCGGCGAAGACTTGGATAAACACATGCCCCTAATTAATAGCGGCGGCATCACTCAGACGCCATGGTCCGAAGGACAAAATGTACGACACTTAGAGCCCATGGGGTTCATTAAGTTTGACATCTTGGGCCTATCTACCCTTAAGATGATCGAGGGGGCCATTTATCATATTTTGCGCCGCCACCATGGCATGGACAACCCCACCTTCGACGACATCAAGAAGTTCTACGATGAGAACTTACATCCCGACGTACTGGATCTTAACGATCAAGATGTATATCGTAATATTTTTCACGAAGGAAAGTGGGCAGGCGTTTTTCAATTCACGGAGAAAGGCGCTCAGGCCTTTTGTTGCCGCGCCAAGCCCAAGAGCATTGTAGACATTGCAGCCATCACAGCCATTTATCGACCGGGGCCCCTCTCCGCCAACGTACATGAGCTTTATGTTGATGCCAAACAAAATCCGGAAAAAGTCAATTATGTCAATGACTTGGTTAAGGATTTGACAAAAGAAACCCATGGGTTTTTAATTTTCCAAGAGCAGATAGCATTGCTCGCTCACAAGCTGGGTAATAATATTTCCCTCGACGAAGGGAACTTGCTCCGAAAGCTGCTAACTAAAAAAGGTACCGGGAAAGGCGATGAAAAGAAAAGAAAAATCTATCAAAAGTTTATCCAAGGTTGTCTCGATAGGGGCCTATCGCGCGAAGAAGGACAAAAGATTTGGCAAAGGTTTGAGTATTTCAGCGGCTATGGTTTTAATAAGTCTCACGCTGTATCTTATTCTACCATTTCTTTTCAGTGTGCTTGGTTGTTAAACTACTACCCTTCGGAGTGGATGGCGAGCTTCTTAGATAAAGAGCCTGAAAGCCGCAAAGAACGCGCCCTGAATATCGCCAAGAAGTACGGTTTCCAGATCCGACCCTTGGATATTAATGAATCTGGTTTGGTGTGGGGCATTACCGAGAACGGTAAGACTCTCATTCAACCACTGGCCTCCCTGAAGGGTCTAGGAGATAAGGCGATCGAACAAGTTATGGATCACCGCCCCTTTGCCACGGTGGAAGAGTTCTTGTTCAATGAGGAGATTGTCTATTCCAAATTGAACAAAAAGGCTATAGATGTGCTAAGCCGCGCAGGCGCTCTTAAACTTCTGATGGACGAAAGATTTGATAACCCGAAGCATTTTTGGGTCGTCGTCGCCCAGAACCGGCCCAAAAGTCGCAAGAAGCTGAAAGAGTTGATTGAGGAGCACAAAGGTGGCGATGACTTTACGCGCGATGAATATATTGAGAACACCGTAGAGCTTTCAGGGCTGTACCCGTTTAACTTAGTCTTAGATGAGCACACCAAGCGGCGCCTTGATTTTCATAAAGTCCCCCCAATCTCCGAATTCGATTTGGACTTGAGCGTGGCCTGGTTTATTCCGCGTGAAGTGGTTAAGCGGAAGACAGTTAAAGGTCGCCCATATTATATTGTGAAAACTATCGATAGCAATTCCGCTATGGTAGATATTAAATGTTGGGGTGTGAATCCTGCCCGCGATAAGGTTTTTTTAAACCGCCCGTACATGGCTAAACTTAAATACGAAGAACAATGGGGCTTCTCTAGCAAGTCCGGATTGAGAAGCTGGAGGCTGTTAGGATGAGGTTAAAGGTATGTAGATTGAGGGAGGGGGCGAAACTCCCGACCCGCGCACATAAGATGGACGCGGGAGTTGATTTGTATTACTGCCCAAACGGCGAGCGCGCGCGCATCATGCAAGATGAAGGACTCGTGATCGAGCCTCGACAGAGCGTACTCATCCCCACCGGTTTAAAAGTAGAGGTCCCCTATGGGCACATGTTGGAAATTAAAAACAAGTCCGGGATTGCTTTTAAGCGGCAGCTGGTCGTGGGCGCTTGCGTTGTCGACCCGGGATACACAGGGGAGTTGTACGTAAATTTACATAATTTAGGGCTGAGTCCACAGTATCTTAAAGAGGGAGACAAGATTGCCCAAGCCATTTTAATCCCCATCTTACATTGTAACGTGGAGGAAGTTGCGGAAGAAAAGCTTTTAAATTCCCACTCCACTCGCGGCGCCGGCGGGTTTGGCTCCACCGGAGAACGGTAATTTATTTTTACACTATTTAGACAGGATAACAACCTGAAGGAGAATTGGAATGAGTTTCATTTATACTTTACGTTTTGGCGACGACGGCCAAGAAGTAAAAAGACTACAGCGCGCTCTAGGGGCCGTAGCTGACGGGGATTTTGGTCCTCAAACTTTAAAAACAGTAAAAGAGTACCAAACGTCTGAAGGCCTTGTGGTTGACGGCCTGGCAGGTCTTAAAACACTCGGCTCATTGGGCATTGCCCCGCGGGCAGGGATTGACGTTAGCTCGCACAACGGCACCGTGGGGTGGGCCAAGGCGGCAAAGGCCGGCGTTGAGTTCGCCTGGGTAAAGGCGACAGAGGGCCAGACCCACGTTAATCGTGACTGGGTAAAGCGCTACGAGGGAGCCGTGGATAATAATATTATTGTGGGTGCGTATCACTTTGCGCGCCCTGATCTTAACAAGTACGACAATCCCGAGGCGGACGCACGGGCCGAGTTTAAACATTTTCGCGACACCCTCGCGTCCGTAGGAGGCCTCAAGGCCGGGAATCTGGTACCCGCCGTTGATCTTGAAGCTGGTATGAAGACAGACGATCAGTATAATGCCGATTGGTATTTAGAATGGTTGACCCTCGCTGAAGAAGAATGGGGCGTGAAGGCCATTGTGTACACCGCACGGTGGGCATGGAATCTCTATTTACGTAATGCGTCCGCGGAAGATAAGATCAAGTTTACTGAGTACCCAGTGTGGTGGGCAAACTATATTCGCAAGAAGCCTTTAGTGGGTCCTGAAGCGCAACTACGAAACTGGGACACCTGGGACGTGTGGCAATACACCGGCTGGGGGGAATGCCCGGGCCTTAAGGGGCGCGTCGATTTGAATTGGATGGCTGGAGAACAGCTATGTAAACTTGTGGTACCTTAAGGAGACCGACATGAGCACAGAAACACGGAAAATGAAAAGAAAAAAATTGACCAAGGCCCAGAAGGCGGCCCAGAAAGAAATGGCAACAAAAGTAGCTTTATTTGGAAAATTGCCCGATTATTGCTTGACTTGTGAAGAACCCTTTGATAAAATGGATAAAGAACAAGTGGCCTCGTGGAATGTGGTAGTAAACGAGAAAGAGGAACGCGTTCGCCTTTATTGCCCGGAATGCTGGCAACAAGCCCAACAAATAATTAAAGATTTTAAGAGACACCTAGAGGAGAAGCATGAGCAACCCAAAAGCTGAAGTGATAAACTTCGAAGATCCCGTTAACCATCCCAAACATTACAACATAAACTGGAAAGGCGAAAAGGCCATTGAGACATACAACTACATTGATTCCTGGTGTATGAATTATGCGCAGGGGAATATTATTAAATATGTTTCGCGATACCCCTATAAGGGCAAGTCAGTTGAGGATTTAAAGAAAGCGCGTTGGTATCTGGATCGGCTAATTGACGAGGAAGAGGCGAAGAGATCCGCCCAGGAGAAGCCCCGTGAAATTTAGAGAGGCTCTAACTTATGACGATGTCCTTCTAGAGCCTCAGTACTCAACTATTCGTTCGCGCAAAGAGATTAGCCTCGGGAATGCTTTAAGCGATGATCTTTGGCTAGAATTGCCCCTCATCTCTTCTCCTATGGACACTGTCACCGAGGCCCCCATGGCCCTGGCCATGGCCCGGCATGGCGCCATGGGAGTGGTACATCGTTATAACGATATCGAAACCCAGGCCTCCATCGTGCGCGAGCTTCAGGCTGCCGCCTCTTCTGCTCTGAGTATCCTGACTGTGCCGCCCATTGCCGCAGCAGTTGGGGTGACTGGATTCTATCTCCAGCGAGCAGTAGCTTTGTGCGAAAGCGGCGCCAATATTTTATGTGTTGACGTGGCCCATGGACATCACATCTTGGTTAAAGAGGCTCTTCGAAATCTCAGGTCCGAATTGGGGGCAGATGTTCATCTTATGGCAGGGAACGTGGCAACGCTCGCGGCTTTCAACGACTTGGCTGACTGGGGCGCGGATAGCGTACGCTGTAATATTGGCGGTGGCAGCATATGTAGCACCCGCATCCAAACTGGCCACGGCCTACCAGGCCTTCAAACCATTTTCGATTGCGCGGCAACCGACCGCGACGTTAAAATAATTGCCGATGGCGGTATCCGCACCAGTGGGGATATTGTGAAAGCCATCGCCGCAGGCGCAGATTTTGTGATGCTCGGCTCCATGCTCGCGGGAACAGCAGAGTCTCCCGGGGAGATAATAGAGGACTCCGCTGGCCACCTCTTTAAAAAATATCGAGGGATGGCAAGCAAGGACGCCCAGATCACTTGGCGCGGAAGGCATAGTTCGAACGAAGGGGTGGCTACCCAGATCCCCTACAAAGGGGACGTTGATCCACTTTTACAGGATATTGCCAACGGGATGCGCTCTGGGCTCTCCTACTCGGGAGCTAGAGATATAATAGATCTTCAGACGAAAGCGAAATTCGTGCGTCAAACCGGCGCCGGTCTAAACGAAAGCGGTACTCACATTTTATCGCGATGATGTATAAAAGAAAACCAAGACCCGAGGACGCTAAAACGATCCAATTTCCTTCGCTGGAAGAGCTTCATGTTAATTTGTTGCTGAAACTTAAGTTCGATGATATCACCAAATACTTTTTTTTCAATGAGTGTATGAAGGCTTTTATCACCGAAGATCCGACCTTCATGCCTTTTTTAGAAAAGATGAAAGAAAAGAGCATGTTGGCACGAAAGTTCCGCTCCAAGAAGGCGCGCGAACTGCGCAAAAAAGAGCAAGAAATTAAAAATAAATTTGCGTTAGATGTACGAGATATAGAAGATATATTTGATATGATAGAACACGAGGAGGGAATATGAAACTATGTTCGCGAGAGTGCCTGTTGAATAACGAATGTTGCGTAAAAACCGACTGTCGACAGTGGATGGAATATAAAGAAGATTTGAATTGTTGTTTGATCGCTGTAGAGAAACATGGAAACTTGACTCTGAACGAGGTCGGAAAGCGATTGAAGATATCGTATGTTCGAGTTAAGCAGATAGAAACCGAGGCCATCAATAAATTGCAAAAAAAGGTAATTTAACTTCAAGGTTAACTAATTATTACAACCCACTATACCAGATGTCTAACATCTAATACTTTAAGGAGAGAAACATGGACAGC